TGTTGCTGTTTGTACCACAACATCTGTTGATGAGGATCCATCAACCACAGTAACCATTCTACCATGTGCGTCTAATCTTACAAATGCAAAGTCACCGTTTGATAATGTTGGTGCTGAACTAGAATAATAACCTGCAATAACTCCACCGTAAGCTGTGTTAATTAAATTTTCTGCAGCTGTCTTATTATCTTCGACTAGACTGCTAAACTTTCTATCATTTAATGCCATTTTCGTTTCCTCTAATTAATTATTTAAGGCTGGTATTAGGTTTCCCTCGCCTGTGATTGTGAATATAAAAATAAAAAAAAAGAATAGATAATTCTATTCGTATATTGTTCTACTGATTTTCTCGTAACCAATAAGTACACTTCTTGCTGCTCCCATTAATGCTTGAACTCCAATGTATGGAATTAAGTCAATATCATTAGTTAGTGCAGTAGTTGAATGTACTAAAACATCATCAATGTAGAAGTGTGCTTTTCTATCTGAATCAATTTCAATTCTAAACAAATATACTGTTGCCCCTGAAACTGTTACTCCTGAGTCAGTTGTAGTATCTACTCCAGCAATTGAAGTAATACATTGCCAGTTAGTGTCTGGTACGTCTGTATCATACCTGAAATAAACCTGGTTATCATCAGTTGCAATAGTTGGATCTTGAGTCAGCTTTAAACCTGCCCATAACAAAGTCGTTAATACTGCAGTATCTGTTTTAATCGCTGCTTCCCATATAACTTGGTTTTCAGTTCCCCATAACGTGTTAGTCCAAGCTGTTTGCTTAGTATCTAAATGTGGACATATATAAGCTGAATCGTTATCTGCGGTATCTGTTGTTAAAGTAATTCCTGCTACAGTAGTTGAAAATGTTACTAATGCAGTGGTCATATTATCTCCTGCTACTTCAAAATCTTTATTAGCTACATTTCTTGCTGTAGTGATTGTAACGTTACTTGCATTTGTTGCATCTGCATTATCAAACGCTGCTGTAAGAACTGCATTTAATGCTGGTGTTTGTTTGAAAAATTCTTCTAAATAAAATCTGCTTGGTTCTCTAATAAAGTGTCCAACTGTTTGAACTTTCTTTTTAAACTTCCAATTCCTTGTTTCTAATGTTGGTATTCCATGTGCCATTTTGTTTTCCTCCTAATCGGGTAATAAAAATAAAAAAAATAAGGATGTTAATCCCTATGCTGTGTAAACTTGTGCACTTAAACCTTTTACAACAATAGTGTAAACATGGTCTGTAGTACTACCTGCTGCATCAATTGTGATAACATTTGTAGCTGGTGCGATAGTTCCTGTTACAGTATCTCCAGTGTCTTTATCATAAGCGAAAACTGATAAAACATTGTAATCTGGTACATACGTTGAAACATCAATAGTGTCCGCACTATCTGCTGTAGCTGGAGTAACAATGATTAACTCCATTACGTCACCTTCAAGTTTTTTGTAAATTGTGCAATTTGCAATTCCTATATCTGCCATTTTTTCTTATCCTCCTAAATTAGTCCGTACCGTTGAACCATAGCACTTTCAAAGTTAACAACCATAGTTCCGTACCACTTAATCATGTACTTCTGGCTATCATTTACTTTTCCAAACTCTTCATAAGTATAATCCTGTAGAACAGCTAAGAAAAGATATCTAGTGTCTAAGTAAATTATTCTACGAGATGCTGCAGTAGTTGGCATATATCTGTCCTTAATAAACAAAATTCCATCAAACATGAATGCGTCAGGAATACCAAAATCCATACTTCCGCTTGGTCTTTCTACGTTTCTCTGGAAGTCCATTAACAAGCCTTTAATATAATTGTGAGTATATCCATCAGTTACTGCTAAATCAATTAAACCGTTAGCTTCAAAGGAAGTGTTCAAGTCTTCTCTGATTTCTTCTAGAGTAACAGCTGCACCACTGTTGTCAGTCGTGTTAGTTGTAATAGTTTGAATTAAACCGTTGAAAGTTAAAGGGTTAGTAGTAGCGTTACCATTAACAATTGTGTTTTCTAATGCTTCGTTCATACTAGTAGTTTTTACTCTAAGATCTTCTGCCATCAAGTTAATGATAGTTTGAGATGCGTTTGCAATACCAGTAACTCTTCCAACTGCGTATAAGAACTTCATTGCTGCCGTTCCTGTAGTTCGAGTGTCAACTTGATCTGCTAAGGATGCGTCCTCGCCCATAAACTCTGCTCCTGCTTTTGCAGTTAACATATTATAAACATAACTTCTTCCTCTGATTGCTCGTCTAGGTAATAATTTAACTAAAGGTGTTTCCCTAACAGTTTTGTCAACAATACTTGCGTCAACAAATGGAGGTAACATACTATAGCCAGTGTAAGTTCCACCAACGTCGCTATCCATACTTGGTGCTTTAGCCACCATTTCTTTCTTTAAATCTTCACCAATCTGTGCTCTCTTATCAATTCCCTGCATAGGTGCATAATAAGTTTGTTCTTCTGCGATATTAGCAACTCCAAAGCATTTATCAAAAACATAACCTGCTTCAGCATTACCCATTCCCATATTATCGAATGCCATTTTATTTTCTTCCTCCGTACTTTAACTCTAACATTTTTTCAACAGTTAATGGTTCATTATCCATCACAACATTTTTGTTGATTGGACCATCAATAGTTGGTAAGTTGATAGAGTGTTTTTCAATTTCCGCTAACTTCTTCTCTAGTTCTGCGATTTTTAAATCCTTAGCTGTGTCTACTTCAGCTTGAGGGTCCACTTCTGGTTTTTCCTCTTCTTTTACTTCTTCTTCAACCTTAGGTTCTTCTTTAACTTCAACTGCTGGTTCTTCTACTTTAGGTTCTTCTACAACAGCTTCAACTTTAGGTTCTTCTACTACAGGTTCTACTACAGGAGCATCTTTAATAATTTCTTCACTCATTTTAATTTCCTCCGTTACGTCTAAATCGAATCCCTTAGCAACGTGGCCAAAAGAAGCGTTACGATTTGATTGAATAGGAACCCACGTCGCCTCTACTAATTCAGCGTCTGTGAATACTTTATACATTTTACCTTTAATCTCTCTGTTCTCTGATGCTAATGGTATAGCTCCAATAGAGATACCTGGGTTAAGACCTTTCTCAATAGCCTCTTCAACTTGATTCTTGATCTGTGCAGCTAATGGGTTTGCCTCTTTACTGAAAAACCATGGGTTAGCTACTAATGCTGAATGTGTACCTTTCTCAACAGATTTAAGATTGTCCCAACCACCTACCCAAGACTGCATTTTGTTTTCGTGGTTAGCTAGTGCCTTCAGAACTTTATTGTCACTTGCCCACTTTTGAACTAACTCTTTGCTCATAAATTCATTATCTCGATCCATTGATGAATCTGATAGAATACCAACAAAATCTCCGTTAAGACCTTTTGTTACTGGCATCCATGCTTTTATTTTTTCTTCCATATATATCTCCTAATATCTATTCTAGTATTTATTTAATACCTAATCCTTGAGTACCGGCTCGATGTCACACCTGCAGTTATGAACAATCATATTACTCACTACGTACGTGTGGTCGTCCTCTACTTCTATGTTAAATACATCAACATTTTCAACAAATTCTTTTTTTATATCGTTAACTTTGTAACACTGATTTTCTATTACTGAATGACATTTACTACAAAGAGTGATTAAATTGTCTAAATCGTTATTTTGTGTTGATTTGTAAGGCTCATAATGATGTACTTGTAAAAATGTGTTTGAACCACAAAGTTGACACATGTTATTATCACGTTCTCTCACTTCCTGTCTTATCTTTTTCCAATCAAAACCTCTATCTGCACTTCCATAACCTCTGTATCTTCCATCAACATAATTCCACGGTCTTTTACCAAACATACCATTTAATTTTCCTAAGTGACTATTTCTCATCTTTTCTCTATAAGCATCTGTTTGCATCGATTCTCTTAATTTATCTCTTGATTCTTCGTCGTTTAACCAGTTGTGTTCTTTTTGTTTTTTATGAGATTTTAATCTTGCTTTTATTCCAGTTTCAAATCTGTCACGCACACCGTTCCTATATTCATAATCCAGTTGGCACGAAGCATTACAATAACAATTTCCTTTCATCACTCTGGCTCTTGCTCTTTCAAGTACAGTCCCACAGTTTTTGCATATTGTTTTCATTTTTTAACACCCAGTACAAAATCATTTTTTGTTATGTCTTGTGCTTCTTTCCATCCAGTGTTTGTTAATATCGGATGATTAGCAGTACATTTCAATATTCCTTTAGATGTTTGTATACTGTAAATAAAACCCGTATATTTATTTTTGAATGTTGTTATTACTCTTCTTTCTCTATTTTTGTGTGTTGTTACAATATCCCCTTTTTTAATATCCTCTATGTTAATTTGTTTTTTGGCACACTTTACTTTTTGTCCTTTTACAAAACAGTTCGGATGACTCGGAGGTTGTGTCCCTTGCCAATGTTTAGCCTTTCCACTCTCAACATAACTAACTTCAAAATAACTGTCTAATGGTATTTCCTTACCATGCAATGCACTGCAAAGATTTGATGTTCTACTATCATCAATAGCATCCCACTTTAATCCACTTACTATGTTTGTCCGTTTGTAAGCATCAATCTGTGAAGCGTTACGCATTCTGTTAGTTTCAGTTCGTGCAATCTTCATAGCTCTCCCGTCAGTAACTTTGCCGTTAATCTCTCCACCAGTATATTTGTTCATAATTGTCTTAACGTTATTCTTGATGTCAGTTAGGCTATCTCTATCACTAATAGACTTGCTAACCATCTCTCTAATCTCTACACGGACATCGTCAGCAACGCCCTTAATGCCTGACCACTCTTTACCGTCAATGTAAAACCCGTCAAGTTGTCTGTTAGCTTCGTGAGTTACCTGTTGGTCAAAGTTAATTCCAACTCCAATATCAACACCAAGTTTCTTCTCTGCTGTATTAATACCATCCTTTAATGTAACCGATATAACTGACTTTAATTGTGTAAAGAAGTCTGATGTGTTAACTGAATTAAACAGTCCTCTAATAAAGTCACCAATAGTCTTTTCAATAAGTTCATAATCTTTAGAAATAATCTCATCACCTAGCGTCTTATCAATAAATGATAATATATCTTTCTCCCACTTAGCAAACTTCTTAGATAAAAACTCATCATAGTTCATTACTTCAGGAGTGTCATCTTCAGTAAACTCTTTAATTGTTTCATTTATAAAGGATTTAGAACTTTTTTTTTGACGATCTCTTTCTTCTTTCTTATCGTCACGGTCCTTAGGATTGTCTCGAGGATTATCTTCCTTCTTATCCTTAGAATCGTCCTTATCTTCAAACGCACCATTCTCTGCCATCTGTTCCTGCATAGCCATAGCCATCGGTTTATCTCCCCACTCTACTGGGTCCATACCTTCCATCTTACGCACTTCATTAATAGTGATAACGTTAGCTGTAAGTTTGGTCATTGTCTGTTCGTGTTTAATCTTCTCAGCAGCGTCATCTTCAGGGAACCATTTGAACTTGATATCGTCGTGTCCAACAATCTCAGGAATAATCTCTCTGTTAATCTTATCAGAAATAAGTTTTAAATAAGGTTTGATAGCGTTCTTGATAGTAACTCGTTCCTGAGATTCGCCAGTAGATTTAGTACTGTTCTCATAAAATCCTACTTCCTGTGGTGATAGTCCATAAGCACCAAAGATAACGTGAAAGTACCACTTCTGACCTTCTAACCAATCCATATCTTTATTAGACTGTGATAATGGTGTGAATGCAGCTTCTGAATTGTGAAATATTAACTTGTGTGGTTTGCCTTTAACTTCTTTCTCCCAAGCAAACTTAAATCTCTCTAACGATTCTTGTTCCATTGGGATGCTAACGATTCCGTCAGGTACAGCGTTATTCTTAAAGAACTCTTTATTATACCTATCACTCTGTATCATTAACTCTACTACTTGTTGAATAGATTGTAACGGCGACCAACCATAAGGGTAGTGATCTGTATTAGTTCCGACCTTACCATAAATT